CCGGAAACCAGCTTCTCGAGCGCCTCCGCGGTTGCAACGTGGAAAACGTCAGGGAATCTGCGGAACAGTGCGCGCATGTGACCCGTCGCTACTACCTGCAGCTGACAGTTCACGGTCCAGGGACCCGCTTGCACGTTGCGTGCACGCATGGCCCCCATGTCATCGTATTGCACTCCGTCAATGACGACTTTCTTGTCGGCGTACGAAGACGCCTTCACTCCTTTCCCGCCACGGAGGGCGTATTCGAGATCGAGAATCAGGCGTTGCTTTTCGGGGGACTCGGCCTGTCCTCGTGTTTGCATGTACAACATGAACACGAGTTCATACTCATTGATCAAATCGGTCCAACGACGGTCCTTCACCATCGACAGAATCCTCTCGAACTCTGGCGGTGCGAAGACCATCGCGGCGTAGTCGGCCTTCCAGACGGGGTCGTAACTGAACCTGCGAACGCCACCGGTTGAGATCTTTGGCAGGTTGATATCGCACTCATCCCACTCGGAGAAGACGATGTCCCACATCTCGTCGGCGATAGCCTGTTCCACCGAGTCATACCCGGATGACAGACCAATGCTCTCCCGATATTCCGAGTTGTCCGTCGGAACAAACGACATGGGGTTCATCATATATCCACTCACACACCCCAGAGAGGCGGGCGAGCTGTGAACTCCGTTAGGAGAGAACTGCTCCGAGTCGAGCTTAGCCTCGAAAGTCGACGCAAACTCATCACGCAGAGCGCGCTGGAACTTGATGAACGCTGGGTCGAAAGAGTTGACGACGCTCTCCGGCTCATTATCACCACCTGGATAGGGTCCGGCGATGATAATGCGAGGAGTCCGCGACACCAGAGGCCGAGCGTGCTGGTGCCCGCCACCCACAAACAGTTTCGACAGGCCGTCCGCGCCGGCTACCGAGTTGAGCTTGCCATAGACCGACCTGTATTGGTCGAGCGCGCTCATTCGGAATCCGTCCCAAGGTCGGAATCTTCGCGGCTGATCGGACGGCCGCCGAACGACTGAACGTCGAACTTAGTGAAAACGCCTCCGCCATCTTCGAGTTTCGTTTCACGGCGAGACGAGCGCCCGGCTTCCGACTTGTCGGACCGAGCGGTCTTGATTGCATCGTTCGTTTTCGTAACTCCGGCTTCGAAGGCCTCGTGGTACGAGATTTTCGGTGCGGGAAATGTGACGGACTCAAACTCGATAGAGTAATCGGCGCGCGGAATGCCGGTCACGACGACGGGTTGCACCTTGACCACGTCAGCGTAGCTGACGAACATCTCAAGCAACCTCTTTCCGATGTCCGTAGCTGGGAACATCAAAATCGTGGTGTTGTCGAAATCCGCGAGAAGATCCTTGACGGACTCAACGGTCCGGAAGTCGAACACGCCGTCGTCTGGAACGACGTCTGTTTGCGGGCACACCATGACTCGCACCTCGGATTGAGGCGCGGAGCGGCTGATAGTGTTGCGTCCGAGTGCTTGAAGAATGTCCATGGCTTGGTCCTGGTTGATGGTGACAAAGTCACCGGATTCTAGATAATGCGCGATGACTGCATGTTTGCAGATAGGCAGTTTGCGAAGTCGTTGGAAGACGTACGGAGCGGAAAACTCACTAACGTTATAGCAACCCCTCGACGCTGTGACCATTACGGTCATAATGCGCTCTGACTGCTTGAAGAAATTGACGAATTGCATCAGTTCCATCCCCTACATATGATGCGGTATCACAAATGTTTCTTCGCCTCTTCTCCCCGTAGGGACTGAGATCTTCTAGAAACGTGCGGGTAACGAGGAGCGTGTATCCTAGGATCCACGCGCTAGCGATAAACGTAGCAAAATGCGGAAAATCGATAGCGAGTTGAAGATGACCTTCGGGTATCGTAGTCATGGCTACTCCGTTTCTTCGTCCGGGTCTGCAAATTCCCGGGCGCTAGGTGGAATTTTGAACAGCATAAGACGGGCGGAAAAAGCGGGGCGGCCTAAGCCGCCCCAAACTCATCAACCACGATGACCCTTTCCGAGCTCGTTTACGACAGAGCGCACGGATTCACGAACGATTCGGTGCCACTCACACGCTTCCTCGATTGAGACAAATTCTCGTCGGGTAGCGTCTGAGTGGTCGTTGATGACGCTCAGCTCTGACTCCAATGAGGGGTAAAGAGCAGACGCGTAGTGAACTGCGTCTTCGTCTGACAGGTCGATGCCCGAGACGAGAGCTTGAGATTGAATGTATAAGGCCAGAGTAATTCTTGCGGGAGTCTTATCCCGCGAGAGCGACCAAAATGAATTAGACATAGTTTCCTTTCAGTGGTTGATGATCTATTCCACGACATCGAATGAACTTGTTTCGTGGCGAACTAATCTGCGCTCGGAGCGGAGCTCGTGACGACGACCCGTGTTCAGTGGATCGTAGCTCGTAGCCGTAGTTCGGCAAACAGCGATTAGCCGTTTGAGATAAAATTCGCGACCAATGAAGGCCGGCAGACAAATCTGATTCCGAG